TATTCACGGCCACCAAAGGCTGACGTTTCGCGCTTATACAAGGACCCCGACGATGACGTCGGTCGCGTGGCCAGCGAAATGCTGCAGCGAATCCTCAACAACGAGATCGAGCAAGACGGCAGCGACTTCGATGCAAGCGCCCGACACGCGATTCAGGACTATTTGATCGTTGGCGAAGGCCAACTGTGGAACCGCTACGAGGCCAACACCCAGACCGAGACGGTCCCGGCGACATTTGATGAGATGGGCAATGAGCTCGAGCCCGAGCAGCAGTTCGAGCGGCTCTTGCACGAAGACGCGATCACCGAGTGGGTCTCTTACGACGATTTTCTCTACTCCCCGGCTCGCGTCTGGGAGGAAGTGCGCTGGGTAGCACGGCGTGTCTACATGACGCGCGACGCACTGGTTGCGAGGTTTGGCGAGGAGATCGGAAATGCTGTGCCATTGGTTTCGCAGAAGACGACCAAGAAGGGCTACAGCAACGAAGTCAAGAACGACCCCTGGCAAAAGGGCGAAGTCTGGGAAATCTGGTGCAAAGAGAGCAAGCACGTTTACTGGCTCTCCAAGGGAATGGACAAGCTGCTCGATGAGCGCCCCGATCCCCTTGGTCTCGAGAACTTTTTCCCGTGCGGCCAGCCTCTCATGGCCAACCTCACGACGGCCAACCTCATTGCCCGCGCGGACTTCATCATGGCGCAGGATCAGTTCGACGAACTGGATGAGATCAACACCCGAATCAAGTACCTGACCCGTGCCGCAAAGATTGTTGGCGTGTACGACAAAGCAGCCGGCGACTCTGTCGGTCGCATGTTCCAGCAGGCCGCAGAAAATCAGCTCATCCCCGTTGATAACTGGGCGATGTTTGCTGAGTCGGGCGGCGTCAAAGGCAAGATCGATTGGGTGCCGCTTGATCAGATCACAAACGCGATTGATCACCTGCGCGTGTACCGCTCGGACAAAGTCCAGCAGATCTACGAGGTGCTAGGCATCTCCGACATCATGCGCGGAGCAAGTAAGGCGTCCGAGACCGCAGCTGCGCAGCAGATCAAGGCCTCGTTTGGTTCGACCCGCTTGCAGCTGAAGCAATTCTTCGTTGCGCAGTTCATCCAGACGGCGCTGCAGATCAAAGCCGAAATCATCATGAAGCACTTCACGCCTGAGACGATTCTCATGCGCTCGAATGTGCAGTTCAGCCCCGACAAAGCATTGGCACCGCAGGCCGTTCAGCTCCTTAAAGAGCCAGTGGCCAGCCGCTACCGCGTAGTGGTTCAGTCTGACTCGATGGCAGCGATTGACTGGGCAGCGGAGCGCGAGTCCCGCATGGAGTTCTTAAACGGCCTGGGCGCATTCCTTAATGCCGCCATGCCGATGGCTCAGGCAATGCCAGGCTCGGCGCCGTTCCTCTTGCGCATGATCCAGTGGGGCATGTCTGCCTTCAAAGGTAGCCAGCAAATCGAGGGCATCCTCGACCAGGCAATCTCTTCGCTCGAGCAAAAGAGCAAAGAGCCTCCAGCGCCCCCAAGCCCCGAGCAAATGGCCGACGTCGAAGAGAAGCGCTCGGCGTCGATGGAGAAACGCGCGGGCGCTGTTAAGGATCTAGCCGATGCAATGGAGAAGATGGCCATGATCGGCATGCCTCTTCCTATTCCGCTCGAGACGATTGTCGATGGTGGCCTCATGGGCGCCGGTGGCGAGACTGTTCAGAACCTCATGGGCAAGCTCGAGCAGCTTGCGGTGGGCGTGGCCTCGCCAAAACGCGTCGTGCGCGATCAAATCGGCAAGGTCATAGGTGTGGAGCCAGTGCAGGGCCAAACGCCTCCCCAGGCGCCTCCTATGCAACCAGCGGCCCCTATCCAACAGCCATCACCCGTCGGGCAGCTGTCTCAGAGGATCGATCAGCTGGCCGCGATTATGTCTGCCCCCAAGAAAGTAGTCCGAGATCAAACAGGCAAGGTGGTCGGAGTGGCACCGGCATTACCTCAAATGCCTGCGCAGGGAATGCCTGCACAAGCACCGATGCCTCAACCCCCATTACCTGCAGGAGCACCCAATGCCTGATTACAACACCGCCCTCCGAAACGCTCGGATGGGTCTCGTTAATACCGCTGCATCTGGCGGCTCTCTCTTGCTGTACACGGGACCCAAGCCCGCGCCTGGTGGCGCCGGTACGACCGTGCTCGGTTCGTTTGACCTTCAAACACCGGCCGGCACCGTCTCTGCTGGTGTGCTTACGTTTACTGATCCACCAGATGTTGCAGTGGTCGCAAATGGCACGGCCGTTTGGGCGCGAATTGTCGACTCTAGCGACGCATGGGTCGGTGACTTCACGGTGTCGAATCTGAGCGGCTCGGGCGAGATTCGTTTGACCGATGTGAACTTACTCACCGGCATGATTCTCGACGTTGTCACGCTCTCGATTACTGAGGGCAATCCATGACGATAAGTGCTCGCTGGGACGAGGGAGTATTTGGCGACAGCCGATGGGACACTCTTGTTCAGCAAGTATCTGGCGACATTGACGAGGGCCCTGATAGCACCTCGAGTCAAATTGCCCAAGTAATCAGTCTGCAGGCAAACGTCATCGAGGGCGGCGATGTTGTCGACAACACTATCGACATTCAAGACGTTTTCATTGGCACGATCACCGAGGGCGAAGACGTTGTCTACAACGTCATCAACGTCAAGTACGCCTATCGCGGCGGCTGGGCTCCGCAATTCCATTACCGCCGCGACTGGGAGCCCGAGCCCGAGGTGCCAGTCGATGAGCTTGAGATTGAAGTCGAGCTTGAGCCTGAATTTATCCCGCAGCCCCTACCGATCGATCCGACGGTGGCCAGGATGATCGAAATCATGATGCGCGGTCCACAAGTGGTCAGCACCGACGAGGACGACCTTGAGTCAATCCTCATGAACCTATAAGCAGGAGAAGACCTTGAAAGAAAAAATTGAATTACCCGCACCAAAGAACGCAATGCAAGAAGCGCTCATCAAGGCCTTGCGTGACCCTGCCAAGCTTGGCCGCTTTGTTCAGCAAGAGATTGAGGAAGAAGGCGATGAGATGGGCGAATACCACGCTGGGATCATGCCCAAGGCCATGAGCAAGAAAGGCATGCCTGAAGCGAAAGAAGAAAAGATGGAAGGCAAGAAGAAATGAAGCGCCGTTACATCCAGGACAAAAACACGTTGGAGCTCATCGAAGTGACCGACGAGTTTGTGCCTGACAGTCGCGTTGGTGATTCAGCATTGTGGGGAGATTCCCACTATGCCAACACGACCGGCCCGAATGGCGAAGACCTCTCAAGCCGTGCAAAACACAGAGCCTATTTAAAGGCCACAGGACTCGCTACCACCGACGATTTCAAGAGCGAATGGTCTCGAGCGAAAGAAGCTCGAGAGAACTATCACCGCAGTGGTGGCACTGTGTCGCGACAAGACGTCGCTCAAGCCATCGCGAGATTGAAAGGGTACTGAGATGGCCGAAGCAGAGATCAAAGCGACACCAGTCAAGCGTGACTGGGCTCTGAAAGTGTCTGAAGCATTGAGAAAAGCGCGAGACTTTGCGGATAACGCACGCGTGCCAGACGCCGTCCCGCTCTTAGGCGGCATGGGTGCTGGCGAGATCCTGATGGGCAAGGCGCCCGAGGGCTTTGAGAACCTTGCGTATGACATGCCGCTCACTCGCGGCAGTGGCTGGACAACACAACTCAAACCCGAGACGCTTGACATGGCCTTCCTGGGCATGGACGCATTGAGCGCTGGACAGCTCGCAAAAGCTGGCATCAAGCCCTTGGCCAAAGCAGCTGCAAAGCAAATCGACAACGCGATGATCGAAGGCACTGGGCCGCTGGCCAAAGTGCTCGAGCCGGTCGCGCCAAGCTTTGCAGTCGCGCCAGGCAAGAAAGGATTGACCTCAGTTCGCCAGGCAATCGAGGACGCAGAAGCGCAAATCGCTGCATCAAAAGCGGCCGGCGGTAAAGGCTATGTGGTCAACAAAGCAGAAGACCTCAAGATCCTGCCCAAGACCGAGTCGCCATACATCGAAACAGAGCAGTTCCTGCCAGAGCGGCAGAACCCTCGTAAGAAAGGCGGTGAGTACGTCTACAACGAGCGCACCGAAGAGCTGCTTGACAACCCCGCAGCACGACGCGCTGTCGAGCGCAACATGATGCGCGGTGACGCAATGGGTATGCGCGAGTGGTATGGCACCCGCCCCCTCTACGAGGCAGCAATGGACGCCGGCCAGACGCCCGATGAGTTTGCTCGCATGATGCAGCACCTCTCAAGCGCATCTCAGCGCAGCCCTGTGCCCGGTCAGATCAAGCGCGGCTCGGCTACTTGGGTCGCCGACAAACAAGGCTTACTCACGCCTGACGCGCCGGACTACAAACTCCCGCCAGGTTACGGCTCGCTCGCGCAGAAAGACATCATCAAGCGAGCGTATGAAATTGCAGCCGGCGAAGGTCTGGATGAAACCAAAAAGCTCGGTCGCTTCTATCAAAACCTGATGGGCAACTTGGAGCCGGTGACAGTCGACGTCATGGCGTTGCGCGGTCCAATCATGGCCACCAAGGATCCGAATTGGTTGGCAACGCAGCTGCGCGAGAAAAGCAACCTGACCGGCGAAGTGAAGACATATCGCCCGCGCCAGATGTTTGAGAGCGGCGAGATGACGATGAAGGAAGCGCTTAATCGCCCAGGCTTCTGGGAAGCCGCACCTAAGGGGGCCGAGTACGGAGCGTTTGAAGACTTCTACAGAAAGATCGCACAGAAGCGTGGCATGGCGCCAGCTGAAGGCCAGGCCGTCGCCTGGTATGGCTCTGGCTCCGAGGCTGGTCTGCGCACAGCTCCACGCACGTTCATGCAGGCCGTTGAGGATCGCATCATCGACACGGCTGGCAAGCGCAACGAAACGTATCAGCAAGTCCTGGCTGACTTCCTACGCGGCAAAAAACCGTTGATGGGCGTCGGTGCTGGCGTTGGCATTGGTGCCAACCAGGACAACGAACTTGAAGTAATGCCGTAAACAAAAAAAAGGAAAATTCATGGAAAACACCACCTCATTACGCGAGAGCTTAGAAGAAGCGATGGGCGAATCAGAAGCGCCCGCGCAGAACGACTCGCAGCTTGAAACCTCTGCTGCACCCGAACCGTCCCAAACGGTGAGCAGTGATCCTGCGCCGGCAGCGGCCCAGGAGAGTGAGACAGCGGCACCCGAGGGGGAAACTCCTCGGGAAAGTCGCGAACGCGATCCCTCTGGCAAGTTTGCAAAGAAGCCCGAGGAAGGCATCCAGCCTGGCCCGAAGTCTGAGCCCAAGGCAAATCGCGAGGAGCGTGCTCCGCAGTCCTGGAAGCCAGAGACACGCCAACACTGGCAGTCATTACCGGCTGAGGTCCGTGGCGAAATCGCTCGCCGCGAAGGTGAGTTCACTCGAGTGATGCAGGAGACGGCCGAGTCGCGCAAGATGGCTGAGGCCTTTCAGCGCACCATCGCCCCCTACGAGCATTTCATTCGTGCAGAGAACAGCAATCCATTCCAGGCCATCGACAACCTGATGGCCACAGCGGCCAGGCTGCGCACCAGCACGGCACCCGAGCTCGCAGGACTAGTTTCACAAATCATCAACCAGTACGGCGTTGGCCGCTTTGGCAAAGGATTCATCGAGACGCTAGACCATGCTCTCGTTGGGCAAACTCCACAGGAAGACCCTCGTGAAGTGATGATGCGACAAAAGCTTGAGCAGGAAATTGCTCCAGTTAAGCAGTTCATGAATCAGTTCCAGCAAATGCAACAAATGCAAGAGCAGCAAATGCAAGGGCAGGCCGGCAATGAAGTGCAAGGTTTTTTAGCAAACCATGAGTTTGCGATGGACGTCAAAGACGACATGGCCGACTTAATCGAAATGGCTCACAAACGTGGCCGAGAACTCTCACTGGAGGAGGCTTATGACAAAGCCTGTAGGTCGCACCCGTCAATCGGCAAAATCCTTGCCAACCGTGACAAAGCCACGCAAGCCCAGAGCACCAACCAGGTCGCGCAAAGAGCCAGAGCCGCCTCAGTCAGCGTCTCAGGAGCTCCGTCCGGTGGGTCTAATAGCTCTAGTGCGGCAGATCTTCGGTCGGCGCTAGAAAGTGCCTGGGCACAGAACGGACGTTAAGAAAGGCGCGAGGGTAATTCCCTTGCGTTGTCACTATCTATACCTGATGTTAAAACATCAATACGCACTGATGCGAACCTACGGGCCATCCACAGTGATGCTTTGAGTAGTAAGCGGTTGTCGGCAGTGAGCCACCGCAACGCAGGACTCCATAGAGCCACCAGCGACGGACTCCAGAGAAAGACAGCCAAAGAGACCGGCGTCAAGCCAATCCCTTTTTGTCTAATTCATTAGGAGTTCCAAAATGGCATTTGCCAATCCTTCAGTTAGCGACATCGTCGCAACGACCATTCAGTCCCGTTCGCGTCAAATCGCAGACAACGTCACCAAGAACAACGCCATCCTTCAGCGCCTAAATCAGCGCGGCAAAGTTCGCACGTTCTCTGGCGGTAACGTCATCCTCGAAGAACTCTCGTTTGCCGAGAACCCAAACGCTGGTTTTTACAGCGGCTACGACCTGTTGCCTGTTGCCGCAGCTGACGTTATCAGCGCAGCCGAGTACCAGATCAAGCAGTTCGCAGTGCCTGTCGTAATCAGCGGCCTCGAGCAGCTGCAGAACGCTGGACGCGAGCAGATGATCGACTTGATGGAAGCACGCATCAACGTCGCTGAAAGCACGATGGCTAACCAGCTCTCGACCTCGATCTACTCTGACGGCACCGGCGACGGCGGCAAGGAAGTAACCGGACTCGACGCTGCTGTGCCCACTAATCCAGCCACAGGCACGTACGGTGGAATCAACCGTGCAACCTGGTCCTTCTGGCGCTCTGGCAAGTTCGATGCAGCTACCGATGGCGGCGCAGCGATCTCCTCAAGCAACATCCAGACATACATGAACGCACTGTGGGCCAAGCTGGTTCGCGGCAGCGATCGTCCTGACCTGATCGTCATGGACAACGTCATGTGGTCGTACTACATGGGTTCGTTGCAGCCACAGCAGCGCTTTACTGATCCTGCTTCTGCAAACCTCGGCTTCCCCACGATTAAGTTCATGGACGCTGACGTTGTGCTCGACGGCGGTATCGGCGGCGCATGTCCTGCAAAGACGGCGTTCTTCTTGAACACCAAGTACATCTCCTGGCGCCCTCACCGTGACCGCAACATGGTTCCGCTGTCACCTGATCGTCGCTACTCCATCAACCAGGACGCCGAGGTTCAGATCTTAGCGTGGGCTGGCAATTTGACATGTAGTGGTGCGCAGTTCCAGGGTCGCTTGTTTGACACCACGGCCTAACAAGAAGCTCTCCAGGTGGTGAGCATCCTTAGCACAGCCTTCTTCGATCACTCGTAGGGGCTGTGCGCTTTTTGGAGATACGAAATGGCAGCAACATTCTCTGCAGCACCAGCAGCCAAGGTCTACGACGCGACGGCATCGCAGGCGACTGGCGCGGTCTCGACTGGCATCGGCTATCCGTCGCCTTCAGCCGCAACTGGCAGCACTATTGCTGATTCGCGAATTGGCGGCACGGCATTCAACCTGACAGTAAATAACCCAGCAGTACCCGCGTAAAAGAGGGGGCCTCGATGCCCCTTTCTTCTCTCACATATAAGGAAAATCCATGATGAATACCACCCAGCGAGAAGTAAGTCTTGACGACCTGCTTAACGATCCGTTCTCACGCAATGACTCTAACTTTGCAGGCGGCGTGCGTGCAGAAGATGACACACGTTTTCAGAACGACAAGAAGCTGCATGTGCGCTTCTACGCAAGGCCTGAAATGAACGCGGCAAAGTCGCGTGATGCAGGGCGTCCTATTTATGAAGAAGTTGATTTTGTTGAAATCATGGTCCCTGGCGATAAGCACAGTGTGATTGACCGCTTGGTGCGCAATCTCGATAAGCGTCGCTTCTCGCGGCAATGGGCTGCGTACAAAGAAGGCAGAGCCGATCAGCAATCTGGCACTCCTCTCACCTCGTTGCCGTTTATGTCTGGATCAAAAGCAGAGGAATACAAGTTCTTCAACATCGTCACCGCAGAGCAGCTCGCTGCAGCGGCCGATGGCTCAAGCGCCGCCCAGGCAATTATGGGTTTTAACGGTGACAAGCAGAAAGCCAACGCTTACCTGCAAATGGCGGCTGGTAACGCCCCAATCCTTAAGATGCAGCAATCGCTTGAGGAGAAGGACAACCAGATCAGCGCCATGATGGAACAGATGAACCAAATGAATCAGCGCTTGATGGAGCTCTCGCAGCAGAAGTCCAGCAAGAAAGCTGTGACAGCTGAGTAAAGGAAACCTGGATGCCAACTTATCAAACGCAAAATTACTTGACGCTGCAGACGATCATTCAGTCTGTCTGCAAGATGGTTGGCTATCCAGTTGCGGTTGACCCTGCAGGCAGTACAGATCCTGCCGTGCAACAAATGGTCGAGGCTCTGAACATGTCCGGCGAGGACATGCTCAACCTGTACGGATGGCAGCGCCTGTCAAAGCTTTACGAGATCGACATCGTTGCCGAGTACCCAGGGCAGCTTGAGCGCTCGTTCGAGCTTCCGACTGACTTCTGGCAGTTTATCGACCAGACCCAGTGGAACGTTGACACGCGCCTACCTGCGATCGGCCCGATCTCCCCGCAAGCCTGGCAGCAACTGCGTATCCGTATGCCAAAGGTCGTACTGACATTTCTATGGCAGATCCGCGACAGCAAGCTCTGGATCCAAGCGCCGCCATCAAGCTCGCAAAAGCTCTCTTTCTATTACCAGTCTAACGGCTGGGTGCAGGACGCTGACGACCCCACTGACTACAAGAACTACGCCAACAAGAACGGCGACACCATCTTGATGGACGGCTACTTGATGAAGCTTCTCACTCGAGTGAAGTGGCTTGAGATGAAGGGCTTTGATTCTGCAATCGCAATGCGTGACTTCCAGGTCAACTACGAGAACCGCAAGGGCAATGACGTCGGCGCTCAAGTGCTGAATATGGCCCAGACTCTCGCGTTCCCGTATTTGAATACGGCAATCAACGCCCCTGACACGGGCTACGGTGGAGTGGGCTACTGATGCCTCTTGTACCTCTCGCAACGTACAAGACGCCACGGCGTGCGGCGCAAGCTCGTAACCACCAGGTCGCGGCTTTGCTCGCCCCTACAAAAGGCCTGAACTACCGCGATTCATTTATTACGCTTGACCCAAAGGACGCCGTCGTCCTGAATAACTTTGTTGCGCGGCCGACTGGCGTGCAGCTGCGCGGCGGGTATCAAAAGCATGCAATCGGGCTTGGTGGTGCGGTTGCGTCGTTGATGCCATATCTGGCTCAGAACCCGCTCGACAGCAAGCTCTTTGCAGCCGTTGGCGCTGAGATATTCGACGTCACGACAGCTGTTGACTCTCCACTGCCAGAAGAGACAACAACATCAACAGACGGCATCTGGAGCTCGTTGATGTTTTCGGGTGCTACCGAAAACTATCTCTGCATGACCAGCCCATCGGGCGGTTATTGGACATACGACTCAACGACTGGATGGGTTGATCGCGCTGCGGCCGTGACCGGTTTTACTGGCACCTTTGGCCCCATCGCGGCATGGAAGCGCCGCCTTTGGTTTGGTGCCAACGGCACGGCCAAGGTCTATTACCTTGCTCCTAACGCACTCCAGGGCGCGGCCACTGAACTTGATCTTGGGCCTCTGATGCAGCGTGGCGGTTCAATCGTTGCGATGGTTAATTGGACGATGAACGCCGGCCTGGACATCGATGACTATCTGGTCTTCTTTGGTTCGCAGGGCGACGTCATCGTCTATCAGGGCACCGATCCAGATGATCCCGCCACGTTTCAGCTCAAGGGCATTTGGTATGTCGGGCGCCCACCCGTAGGCGATCGGTTCTACACAGAGTACGGCGGCGAGCTCTTCATCTTGACTGAGCTTGGCCTCTTGCCATTGTCCAAGATGGTCAACGGTCAGGTCGCCAACACCTACAACGTGCTGTCGGCGCCGATCGCTCCGGTGCTGTCTCCTCTCATTTCGCGATTAATTGACGATCCTATCTGGGAGCTGACTCTCATCGAGGACAACGATGTCCTGATGGTTAAGGTGCCGCGAGACTCGAGCAGTTACACGCAGTACGTCATGTTTATCCAGACCGGCGCCTGGAGCACGTTTACCGGCATGCCGATTAACTGCAGCAAAACCTTTAACGGCCAGATGTACTTTGGAGATGAAGACGGAAATGTCCAGCTCGGGTTGAACGTCAAGCGCGACGGCATGGATATCAACGGCGTCGGTGGAACGTATGTTGTCGGCCAGTGCCAGGGCGGCTTTAACGCATTTGGAGCCCCGGCAAACCTGAAGATTTTTGGCATGGCTCGCCCGATCTTGATCGGTGCAAACCCACCTGCCGTCCAAGCTCAAATGAACGTCGAGTACAGCTTCAACCCGATTTATTCCTCTCCAAGCTTTAACGCAACGGTGGGAGCCAACTGGGATGAGGGCGTATGGGACGAGGCTTCCTGGTCAGGCTCAATGAACACTTATGCCGCTTGGGTTGGCGTGCAGAACATGGGCTACTACGGCTCGCTGCGTCTGTCGGTGAAAGGCGACCCAGGGACCATCTATGTATCCAGCAATGTGATGTACCAGACTGGCGGGGTGATGTGATGCTGATTGGCGCACGCACTGACGCAGAACGCAGGACAGCAGCCGGCATCTTGTTTGAAAAGGCCGGCGTGCAGCCATGCGCTGATATGCAGGCGCTTGTGTGGGTCAATGAGAATCAGCAGGTTGAATGGGTTGTCGGTTACACGGGCTTCGTTGGCAAAACTTGTCAGATGCACGTTGTGAATTTAGTAACGCGCAGAGCTCCTCGCAAGATGCTTTGGGCTGCGTTTGACTATCCATTCAACCAACTGAATTTGCAGACGGTGCTCGGCATCGTCAACAGCAAGAACGAGCAGGCGATGAAGTTCGATCGTCACTTGGGTTTTAAAGAGCTTTTGCGACTTGAAGGTCAGCATGAAAACGGCGGCGATCTAGTCGTCTTCGCAATGGACAAAGACGAGTGCCGCTGGATACAGGAGAACGAGCATGAAAAAAGAATGGTCGCGTAGGGAGCTCTACGCTCACGGCGAACCTTTTGGTGACTGCGCTACCCAGCGAAAGCTTGGTGGCGGCTACATCTGCGGCGGTGGCGGCAAAGGCTCCGCGCCTCAAGCACCGGACTACACGGCTGCGGCTGAGAAGCAGGGTGAGTCCTCTAAAGAAGTTACCAACATGCAGACCTGGGCCAATCGCCCAAATCAAAGCACGCCATGGGGAAACATTAATTGGAACGCTACTGCCGCAACTGATCCAGCTACTGGTCAGCCGGTAACGCAGTGGCAACAGTCTTACAACTTGACTCCTGAGTCACAGCGTGCGCTTGATTCACAAATGAAGCTTCAGACCGAGCGCAGTGAGCTTGCTGGCAGCTTTATGGATCGTGTGCGGAATGACTTAAGCACGCCATTCAACTGGGGTGGAATGCCAAAAGCAGGCGATCCCCTTTCTCGCACTGAGTTTGAGCGCGTCAACACAGCTCCTCGCTTGCAGACAGAGCTTGACACCTCGGCAAACCCTGCAGAGCGCATGCGCATTGAGAACGCCCTGTTTGATCGTATGCGCCCGATTCACGATCAGCAGCAAACAGCTCTAGACGCCAAGCTTGCAAACATGGGCATCACAGCTGGATCTGAAGCCTACAACCGGGCAACGCAACGCTTGGGCGACCAGCAATCACGCGAGCGATTTAATGCTCTCGAGATGGGCGGCAATGAAATGCAGCGCTTGTTTGGCATGCAGCTGCAGGAAGGTCAATTTGAGAACACCGCCAAGCAAAACCAGCAGGGACTCGACCTCAATACGACTGGCTTCAACAACCAGGTCTCGACCAATCGCTTCAATCAAGATGTAGCAATTTCTGAGTATCAGAACAAGCTGCGTCAGCAGGCAATCGCTGAAGAAAACATGCGCCGTCTCTCGAGCTTGAACGAGATGAATGCGCTCTTGACTGGGCAGCAGGTTCAATACTCGGCTATGCCACAGTTCAATGCGTCAGCCGCTTCACAGCCAGTGCAATACCTGCCTGCAGCTACATCTCAGTACCAGAGCAATCTGGACGCGTTCAACGCGCAAAACCAGAACGCAAACAGCTTCACAAGCGGCCTATTTGGCCTTGGCGGCTCGCTTGGTAGCGCAGCCATGTTTGCCTTCTCTGACTCACGCCTGAAGAAGATCATCAAGCGCGTCGGTGAAGCACAAGGCATCCCGCTCTACCTGTTTAAGTACTTGGGCAGCAACACCGAGCACATTGGCCCGATCGCTCAAGAAGTGCAGAAGATTCGTCCTGACTTGGTCAAGCGCCATCAGAACGGCTACTTGATGGTTAATTACAAACTACTGATGGAGGCTTGATATGGCCGGCGTAATTCCAATGAATGGTTATTTGACACCCGAGCAGGCCGCGATGTTGGCCGGCATTGAGGATCCCAACGATCGCATGAGCACGATGGGCGGCATGCAACGATTTGCAAACATGCTGCCCCAGATGAACCAGATCAAAGAGCGCAGCAACGGCCGCGTAGTGGGTCGCACTGATCCTATGGAAGGTTTGTCTCAGATGGGATCGCAGCTCGCTGGCGCGTACATGAACAAGAGTCTTATGGACAAGTACGGTTCAATCATGGACGCAAACAACCAGCAGCGCATGAACACGGCAAAGATGATTGCAGAAGCTTTGCGCAGAGCGCCTGCGGCGGGTGCCGCAACACCAGGTGTTGCTCAGTCTTACCCAGTCACTCCGCAAAGCCCACCTGTCACGGCTCCTATGACCTCGTATACGCCACACGAAATTGACTACTACGGCGGGTATTAAATGAACCAAGCGCTTGTCGATCAACTTCGCGCATACGGACAAGATCCCAACGTCAGGCATTTTCTTGATGTTGTGATCCCTGGCGCCGAAGGCACCACTCAGCACGGTTACTACACCGCGTTTGGTGGCGGTCGACTTGACGATATTACGGATCATCCACGCTATCTGAAGCCGTTCAAACAAACAGACGGCAAGACTAATTACACAAGTGCGGCCGGAAAGTACCAATTCTTATCCAACACTTGGGATGAGACCGCCAAGGCCTTGGGGCTGTCTGACTTTGGACCAGAGAGCCAAGATCTGGGCGCCCTGTATCTGCTTCATCAGCGCGGCGTGCTTCCTGACTTGCAGAAGGGGGACTTTAAGACAGCGGTTAATAAGACTGGCAGCGTGTGGGCAAGCTTGCCGTCAAGCACCTACCCTCAACCCAAACAGAGTCAAGGTTTTATTGATTCTTTAGTCAGCAAGATGATTCCAGCGGCGCAGGCAGGAACCTTGCCGCCCAATGTAGGGCAATCACGCCCTACAAGTTTCAAATCACAAGTGCCAATAGCGCCTTTTGACGGTGGATATTTGCCTGAAGGTGTTGCTGGGTGGCTATTAAGTCGTGCAGGTGGCCTCAATGAATTGAGACAGGATTTCGCAGCAAGACCAAATCGAATAAACGCAAATCCTTCGGGCTATGCGGTGAATGACTTTTTGATTCGCGCCAATGAAGCAAATGTACTGAGCGATGGAAGAGTCTTTGACTCTGAAGACGATCCATATGACTTTGAAAAATTTTACAAGCAAGCACAGAACAGACCCGGAAACGTGCCGTCGACTCCACGGCCGCAGCAGTCGCAAGGAACTACAGCAATGAATACAACTCAGCCACCCCAGTCGGCGCTCCCGAATGCTCGAGGACTCTACAACCCCGAAGACCCGGTGAGTGTGTACAACTTCATTACAGCTAACCAGCAAAACGTGCCGGTCCAGCAGCTGACGCCCGAGCAGAAGCAAATGCTGATGGCTGATCGTCAGCAGCGTGCTGGCATGCTCCCGATGGCTCTGGCAGCTTCGCTTGCCGGCGACAAACGCGTCTCTGGGATGGGTAGCGCACTAGCGGAGGAGGCGATGAAAGCACGCGGCCCGCAACGCCTGGGCAACGCTGGGTGGATCACCGAGGACGGCACAGTCATCAAAGATCCGTTCCAGGAAGAAGAAAGCGATCAACGTCGAAAAGACACGGCGCTCAACCTGGCGCTGCAGACATCGAACACGCAAGCGCTGCGTCGACTGGCTACTGAGAACACATTCACACAGGCCGGCAAAACACCAGACGGTAAGCCAGTCGTAAGCAATCGCACCGGCCAAACCTACGTTGTTGAGAGCGGACCAAATGGTCCGAGCTACACGCCGTACAGCCAAAACATTATTCCGACCGGCACCTACGACAAGAACGTGCAGGCCGTGCAGGAGGCGCTTGGCTCGGTAAGGCGCTCTGATGCGATTCTTGCGCAGGTAGAAAAGAACCCTGAAGCCTTTGGCATGGTTGCCCAGGGCGTATCGCGGCTTCCACAATTTGCACAAGGTCGTGCTGCAGAGATCTTGTTGCCACCTGAGACGATGAAGGCTCGCACAGACGTATTGCGCTCGGCAGCGCAGGAAATCAGCAGCCTCTATGGTGCAGCGCTTTCGCTTGGCGAACAGGCCCGCGCCAACACCTTCATCCCCAACCAGGATGACCCTCCACAGGTTGTCATTCAAAAGCTCAAGGCGGCTCGCGACTGGGCTCACGCAACAACCCAGAACTACGGTCCTGGCGTGCTGCGTGATGCACAAGGTCGATCGACAATGCCGACGCCTCAAGCAGGACCACAATCTCCCGCAGCTGGAGGCGAAACACGCAAAACGATTAACGGCAAGAACTACGTTAATCGTGGTGGCCAGTGGTTCGAGGAGTAAAGCATGGTTAGACCAGTAACCGATCCAGCATTGCTTGAGGCCCTCAACGGAGGAGGCGGTGCCGTAACCGATCCCGCTTTGTTAGAGCTTCTGAATGCCAACCCACAAGCAGCCAAAGCTGCGCAGTTCGCAGGCGGCGACAACGTCAAAGAGATGAACCCCGTCATGAAGGTGCTCGGGGGCGCCAAGAGCGCCTTTGACCGTGCAGCCTACGGCGTAGGGTCGTTGGTGCCTGACATCCTGCCCGACGGTGTTCGCGATTACATCAACGACAGTTCAATAGCCAAGTTTACTGGACTGACACTGCCATCAAACAAGCAGATGGCTGACGATGTCGCGCAAGGTCGCGCCTTTGTCAAAGAAGCAGGCGGCTGGGGCACTGCTGGAGATATCGCCGGCGAGGTTGGCTTGACCTTGGTGCCTGGTGCAAAGGGTATGCAGACCGTTCAGGCTGGCGGTCGCATGTTGCCTCGAGCTCTTGGATTCATCCCAAGCAGCACAACCGGAGCGGCTGCGATTAGCGGCGGTGCCATTAACGCCCTTACCACGCCTGACGATCGCGTAGGCGGTGCAATAGCCGGTGCTGCAGGCGGTGCCATTGGTGACGTCGCGGGGCGAGCGTTGACAAAAACTCTAGGTGGCATGATTTCCAATAGGGTTACGCCTGACGCCCGCCATCTGATGGACGACGGTGTCTTCGTTCCGATGTGGAAAGGCACCGACAGCGGCCTTGTGCGCAATTTGTCCGAGCGAGCCAAAGTTCTCCCGATCGCTGGCGACATCATTCGCGGGCAAGAGCGCTCGGCATTTGAAAGCTTTAACAAACGCCTGGCTGAAATTGCAACACCGCCCAAGCCTGTGCTTGATGACGTCGGCAACGTGCTGCGCTGGGAAAACAGCCCTGTGAAGCTTTCTGGCTCGGACGCTATTAACGGCCTGCGCGGCCGCTTCAACGACGCTTACGACGCGCTCTACAAAGGGCGCGGGATCCCAGTCGACGACGTCTATGCAAACCAGACAGCAAACATTCTGGAGAGCACTAAAAATTACTTCCCGCGCATAGCAGACGATGTCGAAGCGGCTTTTAGACAGGCAGACGACATCCTTCGCAAGGGCACAGAGACAACAACGTCACTAAGCCCAATCAGTAACGCGTCCGGTCAGCCGTTTGTAAACACCCAGCTTGGTCATGCAGCTACACGGCCAGAGTCGGTTAAGCAAGCGATCGATGTACTCGATACACGCATTAAGACAGCGTATGGGCGCGGTGATGCCGAGGCAGCAGAAGCCCTCAAGGATCTGCGCAGTTCGATTGAACAGCTGCGTATGCGCGGCTTGCCGCCCGAGGTTGCTGACCAGGCTGCAGACATTAATAAGGCCTATGCAAGCTTCATCCAGCTGCAGCGTGCTAATGCCAGCCTGGGAGCTCAGAAGGCCGAGATGGTTTCCCCAGGGCAAATGCTTAACTCAATCAAAGCAGGTGATCGCACACCAAACAAATCTGCATTCTCAGGCGGCAACGCGCTGAACCAAGCAGAGGTTCTGCGTGCCGAGCGTGTGCTCGGGAATCGCTTGCCAGATGTCGGACCAGGTACTGCAGAAAAGCTTGCTCCCTTTATTGGCTTCGGGGGTCCCATGATCCTCGGTGACATGGGTGCAACGGCTTTACTTGGTACGAAAACCGGGCAGCGCTTTTTGATGGGCGACCTACCTGGTCAAGCAGGAATACGTCAATACGGAAGTCAATATCTTGTGCCGGCGCTTCGCAACTTCGGCATGTCGGTTGGAAATTAAAGGAGAAACGAAATGCCACGCAACGCATCAGGCACCTACACACTGCCAGCTGGAAACCCAGTAGTAACTGGCACCCTAATCGAGTCCTCATGGGCTAATGACACGCTTGGCGATCTAGCCAGTGCAATGACGGACTCGCTTTCGCGTGACGGCGAAGGCGGCATGACTGCAGCTCTGCGCGTCGTTGACGGCACAGTCGGAGCACCCGGCCTTGCATTTGTGAACGAGACCGGCAGCGGCTTATATCGCACTGGTGCTGGCGATTACTCGCTCGGCGTGCTTGGCTCGCAGATCATGCGTTATCGCACAACGATTGTCGCGACCAGTGTGCCAATGAACTTTGTTGCTTCTACGGCCCCAACGTGGGACACAAATACTTACATTTGGGCAGAGGGCGGCTTTGGCGCTCGTTATGACAGCTACCAGCATCGATTTGATGTGGGCAACACGCGAACGGAAGCTTTGAGAATTGAATCGAACGCAAAAATCTATGCGATGTCAGACATCATCGCCAACTACTCAGACGAGCGCCTAAAGACAAAACTCGGCAACCTTGAAAGCGCACTCGACAAGATTTGTGCGATCGAGACGTTCTATTACGAGGCGAACGAGACTGCCCAAGCGCTTGGCTACAAGGCAGAGCGTGAGGTCGGTGTATCGGCTCAATCAGTCCAAGCCGTATTCCCAGAGCTTGTCGCTCCTGCCCCAATTGATGCTCAATATCTAACGGTGCGTTACGAGCGCCTGGTTGCTCCGATCATTGAAGCGATCAAGGAGCTGCGTGCCGAAGTAAAGGCACTCAAGGGAGAGTGATATGGCTGCAACGACATTCGGACCACAGGCGATAACGCTTCCAGTAGGAACTACTGGCGAGCGGCCGACTGGATCCTTTGGAATGATTCGAGGTAATTCGACCACCGGCAAGATCGAGTGGTACGACTCGGCAAGCTCAAGCTGGAAAGACTTGTAAAAGGAAAAAACATGGCTCAGACAAAAGCAGAACCACAGGCACTAACTATTCCAGTCGGCACGACGGCAGAGCGCCCAACGGGTGCATTCGGAATGATTCGCGCAAACTCGACTACCGGTAAGCCAGAGTACTACGACAGCGCAAGCAGCTCTTGGAAAGACCTTGGTGAATCTCCTTATTACGCGGTGAATTTTCTCGTTGTAGCTGGTGGTGGTGGTGCCGGTAATTATGGCGGTGGCGGTGGTGCAGGTGGCGTTCTTACTAATATCGTAAATGTAAATATTGGAACGGCATACACAGTTACTGTTGGAGCTGGGGGCGCTGGGAACAGCGGCGATGGCGGCAATTCAGTTTTTAGTTCTTTTACTGCTATTGGCGGCGGTGGTGGTGGCAACAATGGTGGTGGTGGTGAAAACGGCAGAAACGGTGGTTCTGGTGGCGGCGCTTCCAACCAAAACGCTGTCGGTGCTAGAGGGTTAGGAACAGCAGGTCAAGGCAACAATGGTGCTCTTGGAAGTGGTCTTGCCAATACTGCGATAGGTGGTGGTGGTGGTGGCGCTTCCGCTGCTGGTGGTGCTCAAAACGGTGGAAATGGAATTTCCAGCTCAATATCCGGGTCAGTTGCATTTTATGCTGGCGGTGGTGGTGGAAATATTTATGGTGCAGGCGGGGGCACTGGCGGAACAGGCGGTGGTGGCGGTTACAACACGGCTGGCACTGCCAACACGGGTGGTGGTAGTGGATCAAATAACGGTGCAGCCCCAAATGGCGGCTCAGGAATTGTTATTCTTTCTTATCAAAATACCACACAGCGTGGTACTGGCGGCACGGTTACATCTTATACATCTGGTGGGTTAACTTATTGGGTGCATACCTTTACCACATCAGGCACGTTCACAGCATAAGGAGAAAATATGAGCCATTTTGCAATCGTTGACGAACAGGACATTGTTGTTCAGGTTCTTCGCATTACGCAGGACGTCATAAACACCGGAGCGTTTGGTGATCCTGCTTCCTTTGTTCAGGTTAGCTTTAACACGCGTGGCGGCGTTCATTACGACCCAGAAACTGGTGAGCCCTCAGCTGACCAAAGCAAAGCATTACGCAAAAACTATCCGGGGATCGGTGACAAATACGATAGAACGCGCGACGCGTTTATCGGAAAGCAGCCTTTCGCTTCGTGGCTACTGAACGAAGAGACATGTCTCTGGAATGCGCCAGTAGCACGACCCACAGACGGAAAGCCATACAACTGGGACGAGGCGACGCTGTCTTGGAAGGAAATTGTGTTGCCAGCAGCATAGAGAAAACAGCAACTGATTGAGAAACGTGAATAGGAAAGGCGGTGATGAGCACATGCGACAACAATCCGACATGTCAGGACGCAGCAGATAGAGCGGTCAAGAAAGTGTTCGCGATTCTTGGCGTTGACATTGACAAGCCCGAGTCAGTCGAAGACTTCAGAGAAGATCTTCGCTTCGGACGCAAGATGCGCAAGGCAGCTGATCACGGCTTCCTCGCGTTTGTTGCCGTCTGCGTCGTAGCACTAGCTGCGGCCGTCTGGGCTGGTGTCGTATCCAAAGTGGCAACCGGCAAGTGAAGAAGCAAGAAGGCGGCTCGGTGAATCAAGACGCTGTAATGCGCGTCCTGACCTACATCGACAGCCCCTTCAAGCTCCTGGTCGTATTGCTTCTAGCTGTGGTCGGTTTCATCGGCCACTTCGTATACGTCAACCAGGGCGTCTTTCTTAGCGTCTACATGAAGCAGCGCGAACTCCCCAGGCTCAACGAGTCGCGCTTCGATGACGTCTCGGCGCTCTTGATGAAAGAGCTTAAGGCCGAGGTCGTCGCCATCTTTGCCGTCGACGCAATGCTCAACAAACGCGTGAGCGTGCGTGCGTATCAGCGCGAGGGTGGTAGGGAAGCAAAGGTCGAGGGTATCGATGTTGGACTGTTCACCTCAAACAGCGCCAACAACATCGACGTCATCGATCTGATCGCCAGCAAGGTGCCGTGCAGTGAGTACAAGCGCCCGCAGTCAGAGATAGGGCTTTGGTACATGTACAAGGGCATCACCTACACCTGTCGCATCAGCGTACCACCCGAGATCAACCAGTTCATCGGACAGATCACGCTCGGCTGGAAATCAAAACCAGACGACTTAGATTTTGTTCACGACATCCTGACCGTCGCGGCCAGGGCTTTAATCAAGTGAGGCAAGCATGCTCCCAATACTCGACATCCTAAACATCGGCTCCAAGATCATCGACAAGATCTTCCCCGACGCGACCGCTGCCGAGGCGGCAAAGCTCAAGCTTCTTGAGCTGCAGCAGAACGGCGAACTCGCCAAGATGCAGGCCGACATGCAGGAGCAGCAAGAGCTCACCAAGCGCCAGGAAAACGACATGAAGTCGGACTCCTGGTTGAGCAAGAACATTCGCCCTATGACGCTAATCGCGATCCTGGGCGGCTATTTCACCTTCGCAATGATGTCGGCCTTCGACATCGACACAAACAAGGCCTACGTCGAGCTCCTTGGCCAGTGGGGCATGTTGATCATGTCTTTCTACTTCGGCGGTCGCACGCTGGAAAAAATCATCGACATGAAATCAACCTCACAGGGGAAAGGAAATGGAAGTCAGTAAAGAAGAGCTGGTCGCATCCGGCATCTGCACTCAGGCGATGGCCGACAAGTGGTGCGAGCAGCTGAACGCCACGATGAACCGTTTTGAGATCAATACGCCGTACCGGGTCGCTGGGTTCCTCGCCCAGGTATCGCACGAATCTGGTGGCTTCCAGTTTGTGGTCGAAAACCTGAACTACACCGCCGAGGCGCTCTCCCGCGTTTGGCCAAGCCGATTCCCGCCAGATATCGCTGCCGCCTACGCCAGGAACCCTGAGAAGATTGCCAACCGCGCCTATTGCGACCGCATGGGCAACGGCGACGAAGCAAGCGGCGATGGCTGGACGTATCGCGGCCGTGGCCTCATCCAATTGACCGGCAAGGACAACTACGCTGCCTTCTCGCTTCAGTGCGACAACGAGGCCCTGGTGGATCCCAACCTGGTCGCCGAGCCGGCGCTGGCCGCTGAGTCTGCTGGGTGGTTTTGGTCCAGGAACGGGCTCAACGCCTTGGCCGACGCCAAGGACATCGTCGGGATGACGCGCCGGATCAATGGTGGCACGCACGGCATCGATCACCGGCAGCAGCTGTACGCAGGAGCGATGTCAGTTTTTGCTTAGAAAATCGTGTGTAGTTTTTGTGTTGTAACTGAGCAAAAATGTGCATAAATCTGGCTATTTTTGACACACAAAACAACACAAAAACATATACAAATCAATTACTTAGACAATTATCGATAGGACTGTTAATCCGCAGGTCGCTGGTTCGAGTCCAGCTCGGGGAGCCAATAAAATCAACGGTCTACGCGATTTTATGTGGCGTACACAAAGACCGATTGTGTAGTAAATGTGTAGTAAGGCGAATTTCACATGAAGCAATCACTTGTTTTTGTGCTTGGACTCTCCCTTCTAACAGGCTGTGCAACAGTGCGCGAAAGTCACGCACCAGACGGCAGAAAAGCATACTCATTGAACTGTAGCGGCGCTGCTCGAGGCTGGGATAAGTGCTTGACCTCTGCAGGCGAGCTCTGCGGCAAAAACGGCTACGACATCCTGGACCGCAGCAGCGAAAGCATGATGGTCGGAAGCTTCGGAAATAGCGCAAGCGTTAATAGAACAAGCGGGACAGCATCGGGTGGTGGCTTCATTGGCGCAACCAGTGAACGCAGCATGATGATTGCTTGCAAAGTGCCAAATTAAAAAAGGGGCCGAAGCCCCTTTGTTAGTTAAGCAACAGCCCTTAGATTTGGCCTCGAACTGATGTTGATGTTCTTGGCCTGTTCGATCAGGTGTTTTTGGGATAGGTGTGCATACCGCTGGAGCATTGAAGCTGATCTCCAGCCCCCTAACTCCTGAATGACATGCATTGGCGTGCCGGCCATTGCATGCCAGCTGGCAAAGGTATGCCGCAGGTCATGGAACCTCATGGTCTGCGGCAAGTCAGCTTTCTTAAGAGCCGCCTGCCAGGCCTTCCAGCTAATCTGCTCAACAGTAAACACAAAGACGTCGTTCTTGCCCTCTTGCGCCTTGATCGCTTTGTAGGCGTCATCGTTAAGCGGCACAGGGATCGCGCGGCCCGCCTTGGCATCCTCTGGATTAATCCAAGCCATACGCTTCTCAAGATCCACCTGGTCCCAGCGCAACCCGTAGATGTTTGATTTGCGCAGGCCCGTGGAGACGGCCAACACGGCTGGCGCCTTGTGGCCCTCGGGTAACGCATCGACCAGGTCGCTAAATTGCGCAGGCGTCAGGTAAGACACGCGAGAGTTTTGCTCGACATACGTTTGAAAAGCTGGGACGCGATCGACCCACTCCCAAACATCGCGAGCACGCCTGAAGATTGCACGCAGCAATGCGACGTAGCGATTCTTGGTCGCAGGCGTTTCAAATCCAGCAAGAAGCTCGACAACCTGGTCGCGGGTGATGCTGTCTAACGTCAGCTTGGCCAGGTGAATACGGAAGTACTCAAGCTTCGCAATATCGTCGCGAATCGAGCGCTTGTGGTCCTTCTCATCAAGCCAGCGGACTGCGGCCTGCTCGAAGGTGTACTTGGGCTTGACGCCTAAGCGCTCCTGCTCCCACAGATCAGCCTTGATTTTGTCGTGGAGCTCTTGCGCAGCTTTTCGCGAGCTTGTCTTAGCCGATCTTCTAATTGTGTGGTGATCTGTCTGGATGTGGATGTGCCAGACGTCCCCTCGTTTAAATATAGACATGGTTCGTGTTCCTTGGGTTTGTGTTTAAGTGCTTCCTTGGTTTCGTTTAAATCCAGCCGCCATGCGCCTCCGATCCGGTAGGCAGGCAGCTGGCCCTTGTCGATCAATCGACGCACAGTTGAGCTTGATACTCCAAGCTCGACTGCTGTTTCCAGTATAGTTTTAAGCATGATATGTTGTCAAATTCTCAACGATGCAGGATGGCATAAAGGGCAAGCAGGGCTGAATCCGCTCTCCCGTCGTCTTTAACTCGCTTGAACTCACTGGCGTGGGCGGGCCACAGTTCCATCGCCCGCTGCCGGCTGGCCCCCTTGCCAGGCGCAAGCTTCATGGCCTTGGACCAGGTCTGAGGCGGCACCAGCTGGTAAGGGATCATCAGACCCGCCAGGAGCCCCTCCAGGACGCCCAGGGAGCGACCAAAGCCGAACATTGAGGTCACACCCTGCCCAGGCCTCGCAGCCACGCTCTCGACCACGGCAAAGCAGGGCTCGCGGGTAAACAACTGGAGCTCCGCGACAATCGCCTGGGGGGCGACCTTGCGCTTCATGCTCGAGCCCACCTTTACCTCGACGGTCGGCATGTCAAAGGTCTGGACTATCTGTGCGTTGTCGTCCAGGACGGTGAAGGCGCCGTCCAGGCCTGGGTCAAATCCGATTGTGTAGCTCATGTGTTTCGATCCCTTAATTTAGCCTCGATGTGTTCGGCAAAACGCCTTACGTTAGGCAACTGCCATTGAGTCTCACCTTCACTAAGACCAATCCATTCTCTGCGTGGCGGTACTTTATAGAGTGGGGTTAGGTATAAAAATCCCCTTCCAAGTAATTCTTGTTTGTTTATAGACACCTCGCCACTTTGGTGTAACCACGCCGCAGGCTCTTGCTTCTCTGCTTGCTCGATGGCTTGGCGCAAGGCAGCGACTTCTGTATCAAGCCATAACCCACGTTTTTCGCTTGTCTCATAAGCATCAGACTGAAAACACTCCAACGCTTCCAACGCTTGCTTCATTGCTTCGATGCTCATGTGGTTTTCTCCTGTCTTGCGATTAACTAGTTCGCCCATGTTTTTTGATGATGTAGTTCTTTAGGTATCGACCGTTCTTTGTCGGTGTCTTTGACTTAACGGTATCCAGGATCTCGGCATGAACCAGCTGCTCTAGAGCTCGGTAGATCGTCGTCTTCTGAAAGCCTGAAAGTTTCAAAATGTCCTGGGCGCAAATCTCCCCATGTTCCTTGACGATTTCGTAGACAACCTTGCGCGATGCCTCATCGGCCGGGACGTAGGTGCCGTCAACATACCGACGGTGCCCCCGTACCTTTGGTGCCTGGATTTGGCCAAGCATGCACTGCAGCCAGTGCTCAATTGGATCTATTGCCATCGCAGTCCTCATCATCGTGTCATCGCCTTGAGTGCATTTATGGTCGCTTTGTTCTTTTCAATTTGCGCCTTAAACTTCTTGCCTTCGGGGGAGTTGTCCTCGCTATAGACGAGATCCAGGTCATCCTTCATGTCGGCAATGCCGGGTCCGACTTCCGCACCGAAAATCTCCTTGATCTCCTGGACGAACTTATCGCCCAGCATGGCCGGGTCAATGCTTGCGAGCTCAGTGCTCTTGAACTGACCAGGCAGCGAGCCATTCACAAATTCGGTCCCGTCCTCTTTCTTGTAGGCGATGTGCGTGGCGCTGCCATCGACGGGTTTGGCAAACGGCACCAAGTCTGGGATGTAGAGGTGCTGGGCGCAGCCCTTGAGCTGGTCCTGGAATGTGATTTCCTTGCCGTGCGCCTCGCAATGCCAAGCCGCGTTCTTCTCAGGCGTTGCGTGGCAGCAGGTGCGGCAATTAGCCTGTGCAATCTGCTGGCCGTGGCAATGCTCGTAGAAGTCGCACCACTTGCACTCATACCAGCTCGGGTCTTGCGAAATCTTGACCGGCGCGGTGCTTGACTTAATCAAGCGGCCGGCGCGATCCATGTAGTTGTCGAAGACGTCTTGATCAAAGTGAACCCACTCCGAATAGAGGTCGTCGCTGTCCTTGCACTGGGACAGATACATCGCGCGATCAATCTCAAGCAGCCCCATGTAGCACTGCATCTGGGCGTAGTGCTGGGGCTTGGACTCGCGCACGCCTTTCTTTTGCAGATCGGCAAAGCTTTTGGTGTTGTGTGTTTTGCACTCGAGCACCGCCCAGCTCTTTGGGCCCTCTTCAAAGCCGCGCCCTATGCCATCGACCGACCCGGAGAAGTGGCCGTCGTGTGCGTTTACAGAAATCTGCTTGCCGCTTTCTTCATCAGTGGTGTAAAGCTCAATGCCAAGCGCACGCAAATCGGACACAAGCCTCTCTTCCTCGCGCTTGCCGGTATCAAAAATGCGCCTGATGCGGCCTGGGAATTTGGACTCAAGCGCCCAGCGCCAGGTGAGCCAGATGTACTTGTCGCAGCTGTGTCCAATGACCGAGCAGCCCATGTGGGGGCGTGGGTCTTCTTTCTTCTGCTCGTATAGCCAGTGAATCTTTCGCGCCGTGCTCTTACTTGGTTCTGGGATTTGTGCCATCGCTGTATCCGTACCTGTATCCGATTTCAAAGGCCTTGCGCAAAGTCATAGTGCCAAGGTCGTTCTTGTTTTCTTCAATAAAGCGAGAGGCCTCTGCGTAAGCACGTTGCAAGTACTGGGTGAGGTTCTGCCTCTTTAGTCTCTGCTCTAACTCTTCCCAAGATTCGTCTTCTGTCATTCTGTTATCTCCGCATACAACGGTTCCCAGCCATCAGAAGGGAACGGGTCATCCTTGCCCATGTAGTGCCATTCGTTTCGATGCCGAAAGCGCCAGGCGACAGGCTCGGACTCCAATGCAATTTTTAAAGTTGCGATTGCAGTGGGCACGTTTAAGTCATGGCCGGTTTGCAGGAGCGCCAGCGCTCTTCTTATGTGCGTTTTCATTTTTTTGCCTTCGCGCGATCAAGCTTGACCTCGGGGTAATAAAGCTTGCCGCCGATGTTGCTGGGTTCTTTCAATGCGTCGAGAGAACCAGGGCGTGGAACGATGTTGAAGAAGTGAGCAATTGAAAGATGAGGGCGATTGACCCTTTCAATCATGTTGGGTGGTACGGGCTTCGATGTCATGTTGTCTCCGCGATGGTTGGGGTACTAGCCTGGCGGCTTTCCCCCCTTGCTTATCACTTCTGCCAGGCGTTCTTGCGAGGCGCGGCCGCGGCTGGTGGAGCGGCAAGCGCTGCACGCGCAGGGGCCGCGATGGTCTTGAGCGACGAGGTGTACTTGACGCGATTGCGCGTCGGGTCGTTCTTCTCAAGGCCCACACCGATCACAAGCGACGAGCCAATCAGCTCGTCCGTGTCGCCGCAGCTGGGCTTGCCCAATGTCGCCAAGCAGAGCTTGGCAAACTGCTGCTCACCGATCTCCTGCGCCTTCGGGTTTGAATTGACCAGGTTGTAATTGGCCCAGACCTTTCGATCGGCGTACTCACCACCGGTGATCAGGTACTCCACCGAAACGTAGTAGCCAGTGCCGGTCTTTGTTTCGCGGTAGTCGGCGTCGGTGATCGTCGCGTCGTACTCGCCATCGGGTAAGGGCTTGCGATCGAAGTCGTTGCTGTTGAGCTCTTCGACGTCGCCGCCGTATGTGAATCCAAGTTTTGCCATTTGAGTTTCCTCTTCGTGTTTAAAGTTAGGCGCTTAGACGCGCGGACAATTGCTCTGAAAATGCGTCCCACGAAAGTGGGCAGTCCTCCAGACCAAATCGATTACCACTCGGGTACGCTGGATGCGCCTCGAGGTACAGCATGCGTTCGCCAGTCTTCAGCGCTTTGGTTTCCTTGTTGCCAAACCCTGCATCTGTTTTCTTGATCGCAATGCGATGGGCAGCAAAGCCCACGATGTCGGCCCACTCTTCGACCAGGGCAGAGGCGCGGTTGTGCAGCTTGAGCACCCAGGCGTCATAACCCTCATGCGTGGGCGACTCGATGCGCTGCTGCTTAACGTGACAGATCAGAATCACGCCCATGCCACGCTCGCGGCGTAAAGCCTCAAGCCCATCGAGCAGGTTTTTCCACTCGGCTGCTGCCGCGACGTAGCCTTTGCCAAAGCCTGGCGTCTCGATGTCCTTCCAGCCGTTGGCCTTGCAGACATGCGCCTGGATCAGTGGCTCACACCAGTCGAGGCTGTCGAGAAAGACGTTCTCGAACTTGTGATCGTCATTCAGTAGCGTGCCGATCGCTGAGTAGATGTCGTCTAAGGACTGGGCAATCGGGAATGCGTCGGCGTCAATCCCGCTCATGCCGTCTTCGGTCAATATGCCGATCGAGTTTGGCGCCATTGCTGCGAAGGTTGACTTGCCAATCTTTGGCTCGCCGGCCAGGAGGATCTTTGGCGCCTCCATGCGCTTGGTCTTACTGATACTGCTTAAATCGAACGCCATTGCTTTACTCCTCAATTTCAATAGAGACGCCAGTCTTCTGAGGCTTGACCTCAATAGCGCGGGCGATTTGGGACCAGAGCGCGGGTTGCTCTGAGCGGATTTTTTTAAGGCGCGTCTCGTCGACCTTGAGCTCGAGACGCAGTGGACGAATGTCCTCGGGCCAGCTCTCGGTGAGCTCATCGAGCGTGACCCGGTCGACCTTGTAGGAAAGCTTGCCGACTGTGGTGATCTTGATGCCGTCGCCAATGTCAGTCGTGATCGAGCCTTCTTCCTTGGTGTTGACGAGCTTGATCAACGCCTCTTCGACCGCGATGCGGCGCAGGTTTGCCAGGCGCTCATCGGTTTTTGCTGCCAGCCAATCATTGGTAAGTTCTTTAACTGTTGCCATAATCTCAACACTCCATCAATAACAAATCACGGTACCGACGCCACCAGGTCCAGGGCACACGCGGCAAAAGCGGCCTGTGTTGTGGTCGTAGTAGGTGGTGCAGGTCTGAGCGACGGCATCGACTGCCATCAGGATCCCAGCGGCGATCACAAGCACCAGCAAGGACTGCATAAGGAAACGAATAAGTGTTCTCATAGTTTTTCTCAATGAAGGATTGCGCAGGCAATGCCTACAACCAGGCGGTCTCGGTCAAGCCAGGCAACGTAGGGGCCATCAATCATCATTTGGCCGTAGATGCAATCGACTAGCTCAAAATCGTCTAAGACATGATGGTGGCCGCTTAAGTGATATAGCCGCATCTCGTTCAAGAATTCCTCGCGTCCTTCCTGGTCAAAGACATTGATCATGTCCTGCGAGTCTTGCGTGTCGAGCTCAATGATGTGTTCGTACCTCATAGAACCTCCAAAATATTTACAACAAATCTTCTGTGATATTTGCAGCTGAGGATGTTGGCCTCATCTGCAAATTTGGTCTATTCAATCGAAACAGACAGATGGATCTGTTTGTATTGAACATCCACTAAGTGCGCAATTTGTTGCCAGAGCGCGGGCATCTCGGCTTTTATTTTTCCGATTCGCGTTTCGTCAATCCTGGGTGATAGGTAAGCTGGCTGCAACTCTGCTGGCCAACTCATGGTCGCCAGCATCAAAGTGGCCGGGTCGGCCTGGTAGGAGTACAAACTGTTGACTTGAAAATCGGGTCCATTGTCTGCCCCAAACAAATCAAAAATCATTTTTTCGATCTTAATTCGCTGGGCCTTTGCCTCTGCTTCTGACTTCTTGGCGGCAATTAGCTCATTTGATAATTCTTTCAATGTCATTTTTTGTTTCCTCGTTTATGTATCAAGATTTTTATAGCCAGCGCATCTGCAATGACAAAAGAGCGGGCCACTTCAAAGATAAAAAAACTAAATTCATTTGCAAAGATCAATAGTCGAGAAAAGCTCGCGGAATTTACATATTTAGAAACCAGCATCATGTCCGATTAATAACAACACTACGATCGAAAACAAAAAGCCAATCCCCCCAACATACGCACCAGGGGGGATTTTTTCTTCGTCTTGGAGGGAGTGGTAGCTGTCACGGCTGCGTGACTGTCTGACAAACTTGAGGGTGTGATGCTGGGAAGAGTAGTCCGGTAGGTAAGCCCAGTTTCCATTCTTCTGCATAAATATCTCCTGTTTTTAATAACGTGTTGAGATTATAGCAACACTAAAACGAAATGCAAGTGAGGGGTAAAAACAACTAAGCGGGACGGATCCACAGCACTGGGCTTGCCCAGGCGATGGTTTGATTCTCGAGGGTATCGGCAGCGCCGTGCAGGGGGTAGATGTTTGCTGTGTTGGCTTTGTACCCACGGCGCAGCAAGCAAGTCATCTGTGTGCCGTCAGCAAGCTCGACCAGAGCTGGGCGGTCAACAAGGTTTTGGCTCGTTGTCTTTTCGCCAGATACAAAAATCAGCCAGCCATCGTTGGTCGATCCAGGCTGACGTACTTGCAAACAGAATGAGTCGTTGGGGACGTCGGCAGGCGCGATGGCCCAGTCAAATGAGCCGTCGTCAAAGAAGGTGACGCGCGACTTTTCTCCTATGAAACCTTTGATTTTTACCTTGCGCACATCATCAGTGACATCAATGCCTGCATGGCGCATTATTTCTGCGACAGAGACGTTTAAGATGTTCGCGATTTTGTGGACCTCGCCGGTTGTAATCTTTCTGCGTCCGCTCAACATCAGAGTCACGGCCGAGGGGTCGAGATCAATCATCTTCGCCAGGCGTCGTTGCGACAATTTGATCGCTTGGAGCCGGCTAACAAACCATTGTTTGTTGAATTCAGTATTAGGTTTCGTATTCATGATCTCGTTCGTGTTTAACATTCCCGCAGGTGGAAGTTCTAGGACAATTTTACTATCCTATTGAGATATTAACAACTGTTAGATAAAACCATGTCAAAGAGAGAAGAAAAGTCTCCTGCCCAGGCCGTAATTGACGCATTTGGGTCCAATGCAGAGGTCTCCCGCATCCTGGACGTATCCAAGTCAACGATCACTCGGTGGGGCTATGACAAAGCAAACAAAGGAACGAACGGCCTGGTGCCCCAAAAGTACTGGCCGCTGCTTCTGGCAACAGCTAAGAAGCGGAAGATCAAGTTGAGCGTGCGTGATCTCGCAGGCATTTAACTTTCCCGCACCGTTGTGAAAATATCAAGTTAATAAGAAAATTGCAACGGCGGTCGGCACTCACGCACTGATCATGCACTGAGCTGGGTCTTCACTCTCCCTCCCCGAGCCGACCGCCACCTTAAGTAGATGGGAGAACAAGTGCAAAGAACAAAGGAGAGTGATCAATGTCTGCGGTACTCCACGAGGAACCATCCCCAGTGATCAGATATTCGCTTGGCGTGAGCCGGTTCGATGCGACGCCTAAGCAGTGCCAGGCTGCAGACTTTCAAGCGTTTCAAACCGAGGTTTTGTCCAAGCGAGCGGCCGTCAAGGGCTACACCTATATCTCGGCACCATTCAGTAATGGCCAGCGCTCCAAAGAGAGCGTAGAGCTATCGCGATTCATCCCGATGGATTTCGATGGGATGCCAGGTGAGGAAGCATTCATAGAACTGCGCACCTGGTTGATCCCGTATTCAGCATTTGCTTACACCACCTCTAGTCACACCCAAGAATCCCCCAGGGCGCGAGCCATCCTTGAGGCATCCAGAGAGATGACCAGGGAAGAGAGGATCCGTGTGTGCATGGCTGTTCAAGCCAGGATTGAGCGCGATATACAAGGCATCAAGTTTGATGCGAGTGTGTATCGCGGCGAACAGCCTTTTTTTACACCGATGTTTACGTCGACCGATTACTTCTTCGAGGGTGAGCCGATCGACGTAGACGCCATGCTGGCCGAGGCGCCTGAGCTCAAGCCTGAGGGCGCAAGCACGGCCAAGAACCTGGCGCAGATATCGAGCACCGACCCTGTCCTGCGCGAGCTGCTTGCACGCAGCATGGTTAAGCGTGACCTGGGCGGGGGGCGCTTTGCTGTGCATTGCC